CAACATCTCCTGTAAGTCTTTGATGAGCAACAGAGTAAACATTTACAAAAGTTACTCCACCTGAAATTACAGTAGTAAAAGGATTGTTATCTAATAAAATTAAACCAGCTGTTGAAGCTCTTTGAACCCTTGGATTTAATAAAGCTTGTGCATCTCCACCAACGTAACGTGGATCAAGTTGAGGTTGTTTAGCTTCAAATTCTGAAAAGTGAACTAGTGCACCATTCCATTCTCTAACCATTTCTAAATAAGGAAATCTTAATCCTGATCTATCTGAAATTGCTAATGCATTTCTTCCTGTTGCATATACTCCCATTATACTCCATCTCCATAAAATGTCATTGGTGAAATATAAGATGATGTTCCTTGACTATCTTCTTTAAGTGCTCTCATAAGTTCATCTTCATATAATAATCTTAAACCTTCTGTTCTATCAGGAGAATATTTTATACTTAAATAGTAAGCTAGTCCTGAAATCATACATGGGTAAAATCTATATACTACATCAGCAGTATTTGTATATGCTCCAACATCTTGAAGTCTTGCTAGATAAAAAAAACATAATTGAAAATTAGTTGGTGTTCCCACACTTGAGAAACTTCCACTTGGTGTAGAATAAAGACTTACTGTTGGGGCAACCAATCTATCCACATAGTATTGTGATGGTGTTCCTTGTACTTGTTTATTAGGAAGTGCTGCAAATTGAGATCTATCTATTTTAGTTAAAGACACATCGGCAGAAGTTCCACTTGAATTATTTCTAATCCATGCTTCTAAAACATCACTTATGTCTGTTGGATATCCTGTACTACCTGCTGCGGTACTGTAAGTACCTACTCCTTGAACAAGATTAACTGAAGCTTGTTTGATTGACCAAAGTTGAAGACCTCTGTTAGCCCATTCAGAAAATAAAATATTTAATGAACGTCTAGCACTTTTTAATTGATAACCAGTTCTGGTTCCACGTATATTTGTTCTTTCATACGCTTCTTCAATTATTTCATCAATCGGCGGATTGAATGCTATTGTTCCAGAAGTTGTCATTAGCTTTCCTAACTTGGATTTGGACCGTCAAAAAATACTGTCAATGTACCAACAGCTCCACCTAGATTTACAATAGCTCCATCTTTAAAATATAAACCATTATCTGGAATATATGGATCTAAAGTTTCATCTCCGGCAGCTACGTTAGACATTCCGAATTGACTAATTATAAGACCTGTCGGTGTAATAAAACTAATTAAGCCTGCAGTTCCTGAACCAGTTCCATGCATTCCTCTTACTCTAGTTGCTCCTGCAAAAATTATTCCTTGATTAGTTGTTCCAAGTGCGGTTGCTGTGTTTCCAACACTTATTGCTGTTAAAGCAGCACTACCTGAAATTTTAGTAATTGTTGTATATGATTGAGTTGTAGTTACAGTGTTAGCATTGGGTCCTACTCTAGTTTCTATTGTAGTTACTCCATCTAAAGTTCCTTCAATGGTAATATTAACTGCACTTAAATTATTAGCACTAGTTAGTGTAACTGTTGATGCAATATTTCCTGGCATATTAACATCAGTTGATGTTCCAGTTCCTAAAGTTGCATTAGAATTTAAAACAAGATTAGCGTTAGCGGCTGTAGTTTGTACAGCAGCTATCGAAGTGGTTACTGCAGCATTTACTGCTGAAAATGTTTTCGATGCTACGAACGAATTATTTGGCATAGTTTTTCCTTTTTTTTAATATTATGCTCCCGAAGGAGCACAATAAAATTTAGTTATTACGCAGTAATATTAATATTTTGTGCGTACATAATAGTAAATGTTCCAGCACCTGCTGATGCATCAGCGTTAGCTCCATTATAAATGAAAGCTACTTGCACATCAGTTGGTCCAACGTCTAGCCAATTTGCACAAAGTGCTGCTGTTCCCAATGCAAGAGAACCTGTTGCGCTAATATTAGCATCATTAACATAAAGATCAGAGTTACCTACAACTCCAATATCAAGTAAATCTGCACCACTATCATTGAATGCTGTTTCGACATTAATTTTAATATCTATTATTTGAGAGTTTGCTGGGATTACAGCAGTAGTATTTACGTCTGCTCCTTCATCTCCAAAAGCAACTTGAACTTGTTGAGACATAACAACAAAACCTGTGTTTTGCATGTTAGTTCCAGCTGTAGTACCTGTTGTATTTCTTATCGTTCCTGCTTTTATAGGACCCGAAAATGTAGTTGTTGCCATGTTATATTCCTCCTAGAATACATAAATATAGTCCTCTAGGGATGTCGACTATACGCGTCTATATTTATTTTTATTATTGTTTATGTATAGTGATTAAAATATATATGATTTTTGATTAGAGTGCAAGAGATTGCATAGTGAATGTTCGTTTTTCAAAATAGTAGCTTTTTACTAAGTAGCTACGGAAACTTGTGGTGCAGCGTCTTCCACTTTACTAACATGGTGTGCTAGTTCAGCTTCTTTTGTCTTAATATCAGCAATTACTTGTCTGACTTTATGATCTATCTTGACCATATCAAGAGTATATCTACCCTCGTTAAGATGCTCCTGCTCCCAGTTCAATTCCAGTGACCTCTTCGCTTTGTAAAGGTCTTGTAATTGTTCCATCTTGGACCTCCTCATAAGTTATCCATTTTATAGACTGACTTGTAAATCCGTCTTTTTCCCATCTTACACTTTTTTCTCCTAGCTTGTCAACTATAGAATTTTCTATAGCTTCAGCAGTATCTTCACACAAAAGATCTAATCTTGCATGGTATCCATACGCTCTAATGTTAACTAAGAATTTTTTCATGATTTCTACTTTCTTATAGCATAAAAAAAAGGGGCCCGAAAGCCCCTTTTAAATTTAATTACTTAACGATTATAACGCGCCTGAACCGAAAGCACCTCTAGGGTCAGAAAATCCGAAGACATATCTTTCTCTAGCTTTGTATCTTACGTTTCCAGTATCAAAGTCACCTTCCATAGTCGTTTTGATAGGTGATCTGTTGAAATGCTTAAGACCATTAGGTACATCAGTTTTAATGAACCATCTTCTTGCATTAGTTAAGTAATGGTTAAGAGTGTACCCTTGAGGTATCATTCCCATATTCTTAATTGCATTGATGTCATTATCTGCTGTTCCCGTTTGACCTTGCGAGTTCATCAGTCTGTCAGCTGTAAATTGAAGAGCTGAAGGAATTACTAATTTCATTCCTCTTGCTGCGATCAATAGACCTCTTTCATCTGTCATTGCAGCGATATCAATTAATGATTGCTCCAATGATGTTTCGTTAAGATCAGCTGCAGTTGCCAACATATTACTGAAAGTTCCAGATAATGTTGGGTGTACATTTGAAAATAACGGTTGACCATCGCCACCAGCAAAAGTTGCAAGGAATCCATTATTTAGAACTCCAGCGCCTTTTACTTGTTTAGTGTTTGCCATAGATCTTGCTAAAGCTTTTGTATATCTAGACGCAAGTCTGTCATACAAGTTATCTTCGATAGCTTCTTCTGTGATTGCAAACGCTAATGCGATTGTCTCGTTAGTGTATCTAGCAGTGAATGTTTCTTGTGCATCGTCGAACTGAATGCCTTGGCCTTCAGGTTTAACTGCTGCATTTCCGAAACCAGATAACATTACTTCTTCTTCGAAAGCTCTGTCTGATGATTCCGTATCGAAAATTTCCGCTGCTTCGTTTACGTATTGTTTATATTCAAGTCCAAATAATGCATTTAGACCTGGCTCTAGTTCTTTAACTAGTTGTGCTCTTGATATTGCCATTGTTTATATACTCCTATTTGGGTTATGCTTGATATTGGTTAGCTTGAGGATTGTATGACACAACAACGTCTGCACCAGCGACTAAAAAGTCATTCTGATTTACAACATTTGCTGATCTTACAATTTTCCACATATAGTTAGCTAGACCTGCTGCACCTGGTATATCTAATGTAGAATCAGATTGACCATCTACACCTACTCCAACGTTATTTAAGTTGAAACCTGTGTTAGTCAATGTATTGAAACTAGCATTGGATAATGCTGCGTCAGCTCTTACTGTGTATTCTTGTGCTGAGTTTGTATTTACAAAAGCAGTGATATTTGCACTACCTGTGTTGTAATCAACTGAAGTCAATTGACCTGCAATCAAACCATTAGCCCAAGAAGGTTTTCCAGTTGGATCAACAAAAGTTGCTCCGTTGAAAACACCCACTATCTTATTTGTGTTTGCTCTATTGTGTGCCCATGCTACACCACCTTGTATGCCATCTGTCATAGCTAGTGCTGATGCGTCTTGAATAAATCCAAGAGAGCCATTACCTTGTGCAGTTTGCATTGCAACAGGGCTTCCTTTAAAAATAGCAACGTTAGTTGCTACCGGTTGAACTAGGAACTCAGATTGACCACCTGTAGCTGGAGTATTTCCAACTGTCATAGTCTGTCTGCATCCATAGCCCACTGTACTTGAGTTTGCCATTTTTTTCCTTTGTTAAGTTAAATCAGTGGGTAGGAATTACTAAATGAATAGTTATTTCTTTGTACCACCAAAAGTTACACGAGTTTGCCGTTCACTATTGATCGGCATACTTGAATGCTGTTCCTTCATGAGATCGTTATTAATTGCTTCGTCTTGATTTTTTGTTTGCCTATCGTAATAAGCCTCAATTTGAAGCGCGGTCTCTTCTGGTATCTTAGCCAGCAATAAGCCTCCTACTCCGATTATACCTGCGTATTTGCCTTGTGTTTCCACTGGGTAATTTTGTTCGGGATATTGATCAGCTCTAACTAATTCAAATCCAGATCTTAATTGAGCGGCTATGTTTTTTGTATCTTGAAAACCCATAGTTTCTGCTCTTAACCATTGGTGACGGTAACCGTCAGGCGCAGGTGGTGCATCGAGTGATGAGGGTGGAGCCCAAGGTTTTTTAACCTCTGTTTTTTCTCTTGTTTGGCTCGCACGTGAAGTTTTTATTTTATCGTTTTCCATATGCTTATTCTCCTTCCGTGAGTTGTTTTTGTTTTGCATAATCTTCTAGCGGCACGCCTAATCTTTTAGCAATTGCTACCTGTGACGGCGAGAGGGTCACAGTTTTCTTGCGTCCTGTTGAAGCTGAACGTTTGGCTGAAGCTACGTTTTGAGCAGGTTTTGCTCTTTCTGTAGTATTACCCTCTATCTTACCAAATTTATGTGGAAAGTCAATTCTTATTCTTTTATCAACTTCTACATAATAGTCGTCAGATTTAGGATCATAACCTTCTTCTTCTACAAGCTTTTTATGTATGTCAAAAGCCGTATAAGTCATAGCAGAATCATTACCAAACCAACTATTTTTAGATGCCCAATCTTCTGCTTTCGCATCAGTTGGAACATTATTATAATTATTTGGTTGTCTTGCTTGTTGAGGAGTTATGTTAACTTTTTTAGATACCTCTGCTTCTTCTGCTTCAATAGTTTTTAATTTACCTAATTGTGCAGATTCAGAACTTAAGAGTGCAAGTTGTTCTTGTGCATTAACTTGTGCATCTACATCTCCAGCTTCAATAGCAATTTTAAGTGCTTGTCTTGCTGCAGACATATTTGTTGTTACTCTTTTTTCAAATTCAGAAACATAAGATTTATCTAATTTAGATAATCTCTTAACTGCTGCTTCTTTTTCAACTTTAGCAGTTCTAGCATAAGTCAAAGCTTCTTCTCTTTGTCTTTCTGCTTCTCTCATTTTACGAGTTAGTTTAGCAATTCTTTTTTGAACGCCTTCACTATACTGTTCTAGTTCTTCTTTTTTTTCTTCTACTTTAACTTTAACAGGTTCTTCTTTAACCTGTTCAACTTCTATTTCTTCTTCTTGGATAACTTCTGGTTTTTCAGGGTTACCTTTTTCGTCTAAGTTAATTTCAGCACCTTCTTCTTCGCCTACATCAACTAGATCTTTTTTTATTTCATCTATTTCTGGCATAGTTCCTTCCTATGGTTTATATTACATGAAGAACTGATTCAGGATCTTTTATAGTCCCTATCACTTCGTCATCATTAAGTATTCGCACTTCTCCACCTTCAATCGGTAATCTTGAACCCGCATAACGAGCAAAGATAACCCAATCTCCTTTTTTACACCAAGGTTCTTTAAATTTATTTTTATCTTGGTATGCTAAATCTCCCATCTTTAAAACATAACCACATGTTGTAGCTATTCTTGCTTTATCTAAAGTTTCTTGGGAAAATAATATTCCACCTTTACTTTTTTCTTTTGGTGTAAAAGGTAGAACTAAAATTCTATACCCAGATGGTTGAGGTAACTCATCAATGGTATCTTGCCCGAGAGTTTCAGGACGTAAAGCTTCTGGTTCTAAAGATTCTTTAATCTTTATTTTTTCAGCTTCTTTTTCGTATTTTTCTTGTAAGGCTAATTTAATTTTTGGTATTTGGTCTTGTTCTTGCTTCTCCGATGTCGATAACTGTTCCTTGCTCATTTTTTTGCTCCTTAGGTTGTAGCAGGTTAGAGATTTCCTGTGATATTCTTTTTATTGTAAAGACTTGACCTACTAGATACTTGTAATTATCTATTTTGTCAACCCCTCCTGATACTAATACTGTTGTAACAGCTTCTAAATCTGACTTTAGAATTTTTTGTAACTTTTGTAATATTTGTGTGTCATCCATTATTCTTCTCCTCCAAAGTCTTCTAGTATTTCTAGTTTTTCTTTAGCAGTTGCTATTTGTTCTATTAGCTTGTCCATTTCATTAAGGTGCTGAGGATGCTCTCCAATACCTACTGAATGATCTAGATATATTCCTAATGTTGCTTCTGCTTCTGAGATTTGTGCTTCGTATCTTTTTTCTAGTGCTTCAATTAACATTTCCACCTTTTTCTAGCTTGACGTAGTCTAGAATTGGGATCGTTTGCAGCTTTGGGAAAGTCTCGCATTTGACCTGCACTTCTTGCGCAGTATGATTTTCGCCTGTTAGCGGCAGCGGACCCTTTTTTCACTTTACCAGTCACAGCTGTTTTTAGTTTAGAACCGGGATTTGCTTTCTTATAGGCATTGACACCGGCTTGGGTCATACCTGCTCCAGACTTTGTAGGTCTAAAGTTCTTTTTGTTTCTCTTTGGCATTACATCTCCGCCTCTAGCAAAACCAGGAGCGTCGATCATGTTTCCGTAATATTTTCTTGAACTAGAATTAGATACTTTAGTTCCACCTAGATCACCTTTAATATAACTTCCGTCATATTTTGTGTTAGGCATTTTCATAATTATGCTTTCTTAATTACTTTTTTTAATACCTTAGCTTGGCCTGCATGTAATTTAGATGCTTTCTTTAAACCTTTAATAACTTTCTTTACTTTTGTTTTTTTTAAACTATTCATTATTTTTTTTTAGCAGTCTTTGCTGATCTTACAAAATTAGCTTTTGTTGGTGCACCTTTACTTCCAGGTTTTCTCATAGTCTCACCAGAACCTGCTTTAATTCTTTTTCTTTTTGCTTGTATGTTTGCGTATAGTCCACGTTTTGCCATTATTTTTTTCCTTTTTTATATCCACCTGGAAAAGGTTTTGCTTTTCCTGTTCCCATAGCTTTTTTCATTCTTTTAAGTTCTTTTGCAGTTCCTTCA